AGGATTTGGAAGAATGGAACAACTGCATTTGGTTCAGAATTCCAGAAAATGAATATAATGCTAAATTTACAGTATTAAATAGAAAGGAAAAAAATAAAATATTAATAGTGCATTTTAAAAGTGATTATGGGGTTGAAAGAATGTACCCCACTTGTGAAACTTCAACAATGATTGTTTCATTATTTGGAGGGGATAAATCAATAAATGATGATAGAAAAGAAACCCTTAAAAAGTTAGGTTATGAATTTAAAACAGTAGAAAGGAAAATATAAAATGGAAAATATAAAATGGAATGCAAACGAAAGATCAATATATTATAAGGACATAGAAACAAAAATAATAAAAAGTATTGATTTAATTAATAAAGAAATTTTTCAAATTCAAGAGTATATAATTGATTATGAACAATTTGGCGAAAAAGATATTAATAAACTAGAAGAATTTTCTAGAAATTATCCTTTTCAATTTTGTATAATGGATATGAATAATTCTCATTATTGGGGTTATGATGGTCTATCTTTATATAAACCATCTGAAGAAAAAAAGAAATTCAAAGTAACTTTAAATAGTGATGAAAGCTATAGTATTATTATTGATGCTGAAAATGAACTTGAGGCTAATAAAATAGCAACCGAAAAATTTAATAATCAAAACCCCCCTTATATTGATTTTAAAATTGAGGATGGTCAAGGCTTTGATATTATTGATACTGAAGAAATAAAAGAATAATTAAGTTAATTATATAGGTATTATTGAAGGGGTTTTAATACCCCTTTTTTAATGCCTTGTTGTTCGTGTTTCGTGTTTCGTGGTTTATACACTACTACACTACATACACCTTTTAGACCCTTAAGAAAAAAAATATTTTTTTTAGTTAGTTGAGAAGTGTAGAAGTGTTTAAAATTCAATTTTTTATTATGTGATATAGTTTTATTGCCCTACACTTCTATTTTTAGTAGTGTGTAAATATACACTAGTAGTGTATATGAAAAAAATAAAATAGCTGTTTTCCTTGTTTTTTTTCTAAACACCATATAACAAAAAAGATAAATAAAATAAAATAAAAGCATTATGAAAAAAGACTTAATAGATGGAAGAAAAGCCACCAAGTTAACACCAAAACAATTAAGGTTTGTTTATGAGTATTGCACTAAAACTTTGCTAGGTTCTCAATCAGCAACAGAGTCAGCAAGAAAGTCTGGTTATTCTGAAAGTGTTTGTAAAAAAATGGCTTGGGAATTGCAAGATCCAAAAAAATACCCTTTAGTTGCTGATGCAATTTATGATATGAAAAAAGAACACCAACAAAAATATGCTGTTTCAATGGACAAGCATTTAGCAAGGCTTGAAAGTTTAGGTCAAAGAGCTGAAGAAGAAAAACATTTTTCAGCCTCAATAAATGCCGAACAATTAAGGGGAAAAGTTGGGGGCTTATATGATCCAACTATAAGGCTTGAAAGTGCTATTGAAAACTTGCCAAGAGAACAACTCATTAAAAAATTAAGTGAGTTACAAAAAAAAGATATTCCCATAATTGGAGAAGAAAATATAATTGAAGTTGAACCAGAAAAAAAAGAAAAGAATAAAATAAAACTATTAAAAGAGTAACCCTAAACAATTTAAACTATTATTGTAAAAGTGAAGAATGAAAGAAAGTAATTTTATTAAGATAATTAAAAGAAAGCTTAACTTTTACAATCATTATAGAATTGAAACCACCACAATGAATGGTTTCCCAGACTTGCTATGTATTGGGTTAAATATGGATACTATTCTAATTGAAGTTAAAATTGCAAAAGGTTTTAAAATAAGCTTATCACCTCATCAAATAAGCATGAATATAAAGCTCTGGAATGAAGGAAACAAAGCAAACTATATTATTGCATTATCTGACAAACAAGCCCTTGGCATTCCTTCAGACTGTCCAATTCTCTATGAGGGGTTAAAAGCTAAGAATTTAGCCTTAAAAGGTGTAAACGAACCACCAACAGCTTATGAGTGGCATACCATATATAGATATTTACAAACGAAACACGAAACACGAACCGAAAAACCTAGGGAATGAGCCATTTATAAGCTAGGATAATTATTGTTATCGTAACATATACCAAAAACCCCCAGAAATGAGCCATTGTTCGTGATTAATGGTTAGGTACTTATGAAATATGAGGAAAAGGGCAGAAAACAGCCATTTATGAGATATTATTTCCAGGGACAGGTTTTTTAGAAGGGTGCTTGTAATCATGTTTCAAATTTTCAGCTATCAAATTTCCATATGGTTACGATTTTATTAGGGGGTACCCCTTTTTTTAGTATAAATGAGGGGTAGGAGTCCCTATGACCGAAAATATTAAAAAATTTGAAAAGTATTCGGATGAAGAATTAAAGTTAATGTTGGCAATTGCTATGCATGATGATGCAGATAAAGCTAATGATAGTTTTATGCATTTTGTAAAAATGGTATGGCCTGAGTTTATTGATGGATATCACCATAATGTTATGGCTCAAAAATTTGAAGACATTGCTTCAGGGAAGTTAAAGCGATTAATCGTTAATATGCCCCCAAGACACACTAAATCAGAATTTGCTTCTTATTTATTTCCAGCCTGGCTGATGGGTAAAAAACCAAAAACAAAAATAATTCAAGCAACTCACACTGCTGAGCTCTCATATCGTTTTGGTAGGAAAATGCGTAATCTTATGGATGATGATGGATATAAAAAAATTTTTAAAGATGTGCGTTTGCGTGCAGACAGTAAAGCATCTGGCCGTTGGGAAACAAACCATGCTGGGGAATACTTTGGTGCAGGTATTGGTGGTGCAATTACAGGTCGTGGTGCTGATTTGTTAATTATTGATGATCCACATTCAGAGCAAAGTATTAGTGAAACAAATTTTGATAGTGCTTTTGAATGGTATATGTCCGGTCCTCGACAAAGACTTCAGCCTGGTGGTGCTATAGTTGTTGTTATGACACGTTGGTCGGAACGCGATCTAACGGGTCGATTAATAAAACAACAAGCAGAAACAAAAGCGGATCAATGGGAGGTAGTTGAGTTTCCAGCATTGCTGCCAAGTGGAAAACCTATCTGGCCTCAGTACTGGAAGCAAGATGAGCTAGAGAAAATTAAAGCCAATTTACCTGTTATGTCCTGGGAGGCACAATACCAACAACAACCTACATCTCAAGAAGGAGCTATCATTAAACGCGAATGGTGGAAAATGTGGGAAAAAGAAGATATGCCTCAACTTGTTCATATTATACAAAGTTATGATACAGCATTCAGTAAAAAAGAAAAAGCTGATTTCAGTGCAATTAGTACCTGGGGAATTTTTAAATCTGGGTTTAATGAAGATAATATTATTTTATTAGATTGTATTAAAGAGCGTTGGGAATTTCCCGAACTTAAACGAGAAGCTTTAAAGCAATATGAGTATTGGGAACCTGAAACAATAATTGTCGAAGCAAAAGCAAGTGGTATGCCTTTAATACAAGAGCTGCGCCAAGTAGGGATACCTGTTGTTAGTTATTCTCCTTCAAGAGGTAATGATAAATTAACAAGAGTAAATGCTGTATCTCCTATTTTTGAATCAGGACAAGTGTGGGCTCCTGAAGGAAAAAAATTTTCCGAAGAAATGATTGAAGAATGTGCTGCATTCCCTTATGGTGAGCATGATGATTTAGTTGATAGTATGACGCAAGCGCTAATGCGTTATCGTCAAGGTAATTTTATTGCATTAAGGGATGATTATGAAGATCCAGTTAAACCAATTTATGAACACATACCAGAATACTACTAATGACTAGATTTACTTTAACGAATAAGGTATAAAAAAATATGGTTGAAAATAATATTGATCAAAAAATTCAAGCAGTTGTTGGAGAAACAATTGAAGAGGCAATTGAAAACGAAGAACCCATTGAAATAGAAATTGTTACAGAAGAAACACTTATTGAAGATAGTCCTATTGAGAAAGATTTTTTTGACAATTTAGCCGAAGAAATGGAAGAAAATGAACTTGGTCGGATCTCTAGTAATTTAATGGGGGATTATGAAAATGACCGAGCGTCACGCGAAGAGTGGGCATCAACATATACACAAGGATTAGATTTACTAGGAGTAAAGTTTGAAGAAAGAACAAGACCGTTTCGTGGTGCGAGTTCCGTTACACATCCTCTTTTAGCAGAAGCCGTTACACAATTTAGTTCCACAGCGTTTAAAGAAATGATGCCATCAAGTGGTCCTGTAAGAACACGTGTTGTAGGAAAAGAATCAGTAGAAGTGTATCAACAAGCACAACGCGTAAAAGAATTTATGAATTATCAAATCACGCAAGTGATGGAAGAGTATACACCAGAGTTAGA